GGCCAGTGTCATTTCTGCCAAGCTCATGACTCGCCACCTCCGATCAACTGCTCTTGGATGGCAAGAATGGCGTATAGCGAATCGTCGAGCTCTCCAAGTCTCTCGTCGATGTGCGCATCAAAATAGGCGTAGTCCTCGGGCGTGAAGTAGTCCACGCCGCGCACAGGCGTCACTCCTGCCGCACCCGAGAGATCTGTTATAAAGCGGTAGCTTCCATCTTGTTTGAAATATAAACAGGCGTTTTCGGAATCCTCCACGTTGCCGGTGTCAACCATGACATATTGACCGTTCTCCACACCGTCACTTGCCGCGCCCCCGTTCATCTCGGCAACCGAAGAAAAGGTGCGCGCGATACAGAAAGGGCGGCTTGCCGGGATGGAAAAAACCAAATGTGACGACCCGCCCGCGTCGGTCTTTTTCACCGAAGGAACCTCGGTCCACGGGAGTACAACGGAAGAAACCGTCGTGGCAAGAATATCGTCGCGCGCTCTTTCAGCCCCCGCTCTTGCAATCACCGCCCCTTCTCGCGCCTCCGCCGCCTCTTCGCTCGCCAAAAAGATGGCATCCGCTTTTTGACGCATTCCCTCCAGCTGTGCACAAAACGCCTTGAGGGATTGTTTCTGCTCAGAAAGCCAAACCAAGTCCTCAAGCGCCGTTTTTTCTTGCTCTTGGCCCACGCTTTCGCCGCCAAGGAGAGCCTCCAGCGTCGAAAGCGCACCATTGACCTCGACGATCACACGCCCAAGCTCTGCAAGGGCCGAAAGGCTGCTGTCTACGATCGGCCGATAGAAGCGCGCCTTGATCTGCTCAGGCGTAAGACCGCGCTCGGACGGGTTTTCGGGCAGGGAATAGGCCGAAAGCAGCTTGATTCTCTCCCGCTTTTCCTCGCTCACCGCTTCGATTTGTTTGAATATCATAAAAATCCTCCATAATTTGTTGTAGGGGCGACTGTTGGCCGCCCGCTTATTATCGCAATCCCTCAAGATATCTGCCAAGGCTCCACAGAAGCTCCAGGCGGTTAAAGGCGCACGCCGTGTCGGTGTTCGACTCCACGGCAAGCGCAAGATAGTTCACATTCCGTTCGAAGATCTTCAGCGAATAGGACGAGGCAAAGCCGGTCTCAAAGGAAAAGCTCTGAAAATCGAGATCGGAAAGCGAAAAGAGCGTGCTGCCCGCCGACGTAAAACGCGCAGGCGAGCCAAGCCGCGTGTTATATCCAAAGGTCACGCGCCCTCGAACCGTTGGCTCACAGGTGATCGAGAGACGATGCAGACTCTTGCCCGCCATTGAGGTGCCAAGGTCGGTCACGGTGGAGATCCAACGCGCTTGCACGGCCTCCCTATGCCAAAGCTTACCTGTAAGCAGTGCCACGTCGCTCACAAGCACCAAGGGCTCGCCCCAAAGGCCAAGCCGCACGTGTGAGCCCTCCACGGCAAGAACGTCGAGCGAGAGCCCCTTCAGCGCGCGCAAGAGCGAGAAGGATGCGCTTGTCACCGCTACGGGAGCCCCGTCCTTATAAAGCGAGAAGCAGCCTTCCTGCAGGTCGATGTCACGCAGCTCGTAATCCTCGCCACTCACAAGCCCCGCACCCTCGGAGGCGCCGTGAACGCGCACGACGAGCCCTTCGGGAAGCTTGGCCAAGCGAAGCAGGTCTCGGTGATAGATCCGCACGCCCTCCACGCGCACAAAATCGGTCAAGGTCACCGCAAAAAGCGCAGCGTTCGTCGTGAACACGTCGCCAACGGCAAGGGCAGTGTGCCGCGTCACGTTCACCGTGAGTCCGTCGAAGAAGGGAGGAGCCGCACTTTCTCGGAAAAGGGTAAGCTCACCCGGCTCAAAAAGCGCATAGGTGCGATCTGAGTAAGCCTCATCGAAGCGGCAGAGCCGCCCATCTCGTGTGCCAAACCAAAGCACACCGTCGATCTCTCGAAAGACGTTGGCAGGAATATTTGTCAGAAAATACCACTCATACCCCCACGCGCCGTCCATGCTGTCCGCGCGCGTATGGCGGTACCTTGCGTCTGCGACGTATACGTTTCCGTTTACGGCCAGATAGTATTTGTCCTTGTAAACGGTCGCCACCGTCCTCTCAAGCCCCACCTCGCGTACAAGGCGCGCGTTTACCGCACGCGATCGCTCCCTCGAATAACGCTCGGCCGTTGCCACGTTGGTGGCAAGCACCACCGAAAAGACACCGTTTTCCGAAAGAAAGAGCTTGTCGCCGCCAAAATCCGCCGACGCGAAGCGCGAGAGCATCGCCTCGCCGATGTTGCCCGCGGTAGTGGGAAAGATCGCGTCGATGCGCTCAAGATCGCCCTCGTCGTCGTTGTACTGCTTATAGTAGCTTGTCCGATAATAGATGGTGGCATCTCCCGCGCACCGTTCCTTAAAGAGCGCCAGCGTGCCGTCAGACAGACGCATATATCCCACGATAGCCGCATCGTCGCTGCCCACCGTTATCGTGTTGGTGTCGGGAAAATAGGTGTAATCGTCGATATCCGAGAAAAATTCCACATTTTTAAGCGCAGGGTTTCCCGTCAAAAAGAGACGGTCGGATGCCCCATCCACACCAAACACCACGCCAAAGGTACAATTCTTCACGCGCTCGCGGTAGGGAATTACTCCCTCCTCTTCGCCAAGGACGGCCGGAAACTCCACCTCGAAGACATCCTCGCCGCTTTGATAGGAGAAGTCGCCGAACGGATCGGTGAAATTGCCTCCTCCGTAGCTGCTTCCCGCAAGCGTTATTGCCGCCGTCAGATAGTTTACCGTTACTGTCACCTCTGTCACGCGCGGATTTACCTCGCCCTCCTTTTTCCGAAAGAGCGTCACCGTGCGTTCCACCGACGTGTCGATCTCGTAGGTGTTTTCGGAGCTCTCCACAAGGATCGCACGGTCGTAAAGCGTTCCAAAATATGCCGTTTTCGTAAGCGTGAGCGCCGTAGCGTCCACCGTGTAGGCCCCGAGCGATTTTCCGCTATCCGTATATCGAATCGCGCCTTCCGAGCAGGTGCAGTCCTCTCCGTTCACCACCAGATGAAACTCTCCCTTCGGCACCCATTCCTCGCGGTCAAAAATGAGGATCACGTTACCCAGCGCGTCAATGCGCCGTACGCCCGCACGGTAGCCTTCGGCGTCAAAGAACACCTTTTCGTACTCGTTCTCAAGGGTGACCTCGCAATCGGCCTTCAGTGCGCGCACCGTGAGAGGTGAGAACATCTCAAATCTCGCGTCGGGATAAAAGGTCTCCGAAAAGGAATATGTGTTTTCGCTGCTTCCCGTTTCCACTTGAACCAACACGCCGTTGAGGCCGTTCCTGCGCCACGGCGTCAGAAGATTGACGTCGTCAAGTGTTACCTCGGCACCGGCCGCCGCGTTCTCCTTTGAGCTTATATTGACAGTCGTGCGCGGAATGTAGCCGCCGCGTCCGTCGCATACGCTTCTCAGCTCAAAGCTTTTGCCGCCGTCCCAGGTGCCGTAGGCCAAAAAATCCCCACAGCCGACGATATACATGCGTCCCTTCTGCATATAAGCCTCCGAGCGCGTGGCCGTGATCCCCGTAAGGTCGGTGCCCACACGCTCGTAGCCGTTCTCGGTGAGGCGCAGAAAGCGGTCACCTGCGTGCACGATCACGTGTGAGATATCGCCGTTCTTATAGGGAAAGATGCCGCAAACGGGCAAACGCTCGCCCGCCTCGTTCGTAAATTCGCGCTCCTGCTGCCAGCCGTTCCGCTTTTTGAGGATCCCAAAATCCGAGATGAAATTCTCCATCTCGGAGGCGCGCCTTGCGTCCACGTCAAGCGGAGAGGAGGAAAAGTCCACGCCGCGAAAGCCCGAAAAGGTCGTCAGCTGTTTTCCGCGAAAGCCTCTCGTGCTCATTTTAAGCCTCCCATTACGTCAAGAACGCACGCCTGCCGCTTGCCCTCGTGCCCCATGATCTCGGTAAGCAAACGCTCAAACATCGAAAGGGCCATGGCGGCCGCCTCGGGATCCTCACCTCGTTGCAACTCGCTTTGGATGTAAAGGGGAAGGATCTCCGCCAAGGAGTCACTCACACCGATCTCCGCAAGATCCAGTACGTTCGGCGTCTCGTGGCCGATGCGCCACGACGGGCGCCCCTCTCCTTTGTCGCACGCACCTCCGCCTCGCACGCCGCGCCGTGCGAAGATCGAAAGGGCGCGATTGATCGGCCCCACCATGTTCACAAGATAGGCCTTGTATTTTTCCTCAAGCAGAAGCTCCTCTAATTTTTCCGGGCGCACGTCCTCGGACGTGTTTGCGCCGATGAGACGGAGAGCCTCCACCTTAACCTCGCCAAGTGTCATAAAACCACCTCCAAATCAAAAAATAGCAAAAGGGAGGACAGACGAACACACCATCTATCCTCCCTTTCTTTGAAAATAAGTATTAGGTAATAGCGAAAAGTGAATAGGTATGGTTGATTTTTGCGCCTCGCGCAAAAAACTTCCTCACTTTTTCATTCTTCACTTTTACTTTTAACCTCAAATCGCCTTAGGGCAATTTGAATGCCGCCACCTTGATCGAGGCAGGACCCGTGATATGTACCTTGCCCTTCATCTCCCCCGACACGTTCTTAAAGCGCGCCGAATCGAGCGCCAAGATCACGAAGGAGGAAGCGGGAATGACCACCTCAAGATCTGCCACGCCGCCATAGCCGTTTCCGGCCTTGACGAGGGCCACGCCCTCGCTTGTGGCGGAGTTCTGCAGAAGAAGCGTGATCTTCTCGTCTCTCTCGTCCCACATAATCAGCGCACCGTCGGCCGCATCCAGCGCCGTCATCATCGAGCCGTTCGCCACCGCCGCGCTCGGTACGTTGGTCTCCTTCAGCTTAAGAAGCGAAATTTCAACCTTTGCCATATCTCATCTCTCCTTTCTTAGTACGTCAAGGGAATGACGACAAGCTCTTTGGGCCTTACAACCTTTGCCTGATAGAGCGAATAGCCCTTCACGGCATCCGCAAAGTAAGCCTCGGGCTTGTAAGCCTCAACCTCGGTGTGCGGATTTGCGAACGCGATAGCGCGCTGAGTGCGGATCATGATGTGATCTACTGCACCGTTCTGCGATGTTGCCACACCGTTCGACATCTTCACCAGCACATTGCCGTACTGTGTCGCGCGTCCGGTCTTCAGAAGCTCGGAGTTGTTGGTGTCGCGCAGACCGTACTCGCGCTTGAATACCTCGTAGAAGCGAGGCGACACGTTGGCTACGATCTTAGCCGCCTGAGGCACGTCCTGCTCGTAAAGCATCGTGAGCGCTTTGTCGATCACAGCGAGCACGTTGATCTCATTCGAGCCCGCCGTGCCACTCACCGCCTTCTGCGGCGTCTTCAAAAGATGCGGGATCGACTTGTCAAGCGCGCAGCTTGCGATGTGCGCGTCCATTCTTGCGGCAAGCCCCTCGGTAGCCTCCTCGTTGAGCGCCGCCATAACCTCGCCGTTTGCCTGCGCTCTGTCGATGTCATTCACGAGGAAATTGAAGTAGGAGAGCTGATTGATGTGCATGATCGTGCTCGCGTCCTCCAGCTGCTCAGCTTCCGCGATCTTGCTTGCGGCGTCGGCTCTGTCGATCGTGTAGATCGTGGGCTTGCCTACGCCAAGAATCTTGACCGATTCGCCGCGCTCCTTCACCTTGCCCTCGTACTTGCGATTGCAGTCCTCGGCAAAAATGCACTTCACAGCAAGATCCCTCTCAATGCCTTCCGCCCACACGGCGGGAATAAAGTTCTTGATAGACATTTACGTTTTAACCTTCCTTTCTTACTTCCATTTTTTCATAGATTTTTGGATTTTTTCAAAGTTCGCGTGAATCTCCTCCTTAGACATTGCGCGAACCTGATCGGGAGTGTAGAAGTCCTGCGACTCCTTGTGCGAGGACGCAAGAGAGCCCACGCTCGCCTTTTGATTGGCGGCGACCTGTGCCTTTTTGGCATCCTCTTTTTCGTCTCGCGCGCCTCCGAGCTTTTTCTTAAAGCCCATAAAGCCCGCGTAGACCTCGGAGATCGACTTTCTGCCGAGCTTACCGTCGGCATAATCCCGAAAGTCCTCGTTTTCAAAGAGCTCCCCAAGATCGATATCGGGGTACTTATCGCGAAATTCCCCCATTTCACGTGCCGTGCGCTCCTTATCGGCTTCGCCCTTTTCCTCGGCCTCGCGCTTCTCGCGCGATTTCTGCTTTCGGTAGGCCGCCAGATCCGATACGGGATCGCCGCCACTCTTCTCGATCTCTTTTTGCAGGAGATATTCCTCGACGTCCTCTTGGTCAACCATATCTCCGCCTGTAAAGGGGTTTTTTCCGCCAAGCGTCTCGATGATGATGGCGTTGCGCTCGGCGGCATCCACCGCCTCCCGCGCGCGTCGCTTTTCGGCCTGCTTGGCACTCTTGACACCGGCCTGCTTTTTCTCGGCCGAGGGCGTCCCCTCATCGCCGTCACCAAAGCTGCCCGCATCCTCGGGCAGATCCGCTTCCACGGGCTCCACGCCCTCGGCGTCCACCGCCTGCTCTTCGTTCTCTTTCGGTTCTATTACCACGTTCTCGTTTTCCATCGTGTCTCCTTTGTTTTGCATTTTTGCGCGTTGCTTGCGAATTTGGATTTTTGCGCGTTACCTGCGAAGTGGATTTTTGCGCGTTACCTGCGAAGTGGATTTTTGCGCTATTCCTGCGAGACCTCGGGGGCTTGGCCGTCCGAGGCGACGGCGCCACCACCCTCGGTTATTTCATCGCCCTTCGCAAAGGACGGTAAAATCTCTTTCTTTTGTACGGCCCCGTGCAGCTCACATCGTCGGTTGGGGCAGAGAAAGATCTGCGCCTCCGACCGCACGCGGCGGCGGAGCGCCGTTTTGCATTTGCGGCAAAACATTCGTGCCACCTCCTCTCATGCGCGCCTGAAGCTCGGCGGCAAAGTCGCGCGCGTCCGAAAGCACCTCGTCGCGCTCGGCCTTGGCCGCACGTGCCTCCTCGCTCATAGCCGAAAGCTTTTGCATCGACTCAGTGTAGGTTGCCGCCAAAAGTGCCTTTAGATTTTTGTTTTCGCTTATCACCGAGGTCACGCTCTCCACCGTTTCGTTCTGGCGGGCAAGAAGCTCGCTCGCCTCTGTAAGCTTGGCCTCGTAATCGGCAAGCTTCGCCGCCATCTGCGCCTTTTCGCTCTTGGCCGCGGCACGAAGCCCCGCGAGAAGCTCCTCCTTGTTGGAGATCGCGTCGGACGGGTAGGCGTTTATGTAGGTCTCCACGTCGATGAGCCCGCGTGCAAGAAGCATATCCAGCGCCGTAATATCACCCGCCGTCGAAGCATTTGTGCCGCTCGTCGCCTCCACCACCACCGAGAACTCGGTGCCCCTGTACTCCGACGAGGAGAAGGTACCGATCTGCCGCTTATTTCCCTCGGCCTCGGGATCCTCAAAGGCGTAGCTTTGTCCCTCGTAGAAGTTCTTGTAAAACTCGGCTAAGATAAGCCCGTCCTTTTCCACCGAAAGCCAGTGCATGTCCCTGAGATCTACCACGGGCATGCGCGCCTGCGATTGCAGCTGTGCGATGGCCGCGCCCGACATATTGGCCCCCACCGTCTCACCGGTCATGACCTCGGTCGCACCGCTTACCGATCGTGTGAAGGCAGTCACACCCTCCACAAGCGCCATCGGATGCGAGGAAAGAGGAGGAGGCGGGAGCACGCGAATGCCGTTTCCGGTACCCGAGTAGTCGGTCAGCGTCTGCCCGGGCTCGTTGGTGATCACCTGATCGCCAAGCGCGTCTTTTTCGACCACGTACTTGCCCCAGGCATTCGTCTGTGCGTTTAAGAGCGACATCGCAATGCCGAAATTGATCTCACGCTGATTGGAGATGAGGCCCTCGGCCTCCCCGATGCCGTAGATCGAGCCCTCTCGCTCGTCGTACTGCCCGATCACAATCGGATAGAGCGGCATACGCGGACGCTTCGGCTCCGCCTCTCGCGCATCGTCGGGCAGGGCATTGTTGGGCGCATCCATGTCCTCGGGCGCCTCCTCGCTCTCGCCTCGCATGGAGCGGCGCGCGGCCTCCACGTCGGGCGCGATCGGAAAGGGCCTCTTAAATACCACCGCCTGCGTGCCCTTCTCGCAGTAGACCTCACCGTTTTTCTTAAAATAGCGCGTCAGCACGGTCACCGTGCCGTCGTTCTCCTGCTCGATCTGCCCGCGATAGCGCGCGTCGGCCTCGTCGGCCACGATGAGATCGACGTCAACGTCGGGATCCGCACTCTGTCTCACCGCCTCCACGTCCTCGCGTGAGACGATGAGGATCCACTTTTGCTTTTGCTCGTCCACCTCGGTGGGATCGGCCACAAAAACGTGAAGCATATCGATGCACTCGCACCGAAGCGCGCCCGCATAGCTTCCCCCCTTGCCCACAGCCTCGGCATCCCAATAGAAGTGACGGCAATAGGTGCCCTTTACGCTTCCGTCCTTAATGGAGGTCTTGTAGATGCGCTCAAGTCCGATCTCCTTCACGATGTAGTCAGAAAAATCGTTGAATTTCTTCACATTGGCCGTCGTGTCGTCGGAGTGATAGCGAATGCGAACGGGCGTCGAGAGAATGGCCGCCTTCTTGTTGCGGCATATCATCTTTACGATGTTCACAACGGGACGCGGGAAGTTCTTTGTGTCATCGGTGACCTTCGGCCACTGATCGCCCTCGTAAAAGCGAACGTAAAGGGGAATCTTGCGCGTAAGGCCCATACGATCCTGATATTCCTTGCCGCGCTGATAATCGCGCCAAAGGCGCGTGCTCTCGTTCAGCTCCATGCGTCAGCCCCCTCTCCGTTTCGCCACTTGTTCACAAGCTCCGAGGCGGTCGCCCCATCCTCCTTCACGGGCGCACCGGGCGCCCCCGCTCGCGCCGCAAGCTCGGCACTCTTCTCCGCAAGACGGGAGGTAAGCGCCTCGCACTTCTCCTCCAGAGCCGCCTTCTCCCTCTCAAGCCTCATCACATCACCAAGGAGCGCCGCGTTCAGCTCGGCAAGCTCGCCGTTTCGCTTCCCGACCTCCGAAAGCTCGTTCTCGATGCTCACCAAGAGCTTGGTGGCTCCATCCACCTTACGCTCCAACCGTTTTGCAAACAACATTTAAAAATCCTCTCTTGCGAAATATTTTTTCTCAGCACGCGACGTGCTGAAATTGTTCTTGATAAAATCGTTATCGGGAAGCTTCACCTTTTGCCAATGCCTGCTCTCCGAATGTGAGATAAAATGCGCAATAGCCAGAGCCATCACCAGATCGTCGTGACAGCCTGCCTGTGCCTCCTGACGCCCGTTTTTCTTCTTGACGAAGGACATCATCTCCTCAAGCGTGTCCATGTGCACCTCAAGCGAGGGCTTGTCTCGCATCAAGGAAACGAGCTCTGCAACGATCGTCCTTCTCGTGCTTTCGTTTGTGTCAAAGCCGTACTCAAACACCGTCTTATCGCTCGAGGTCGAAAGGATCTCGCGCCGGTAGAGGTTTGGATATTTCAGCCTGCGGGCAAGCACTCTCGTCGGGTGCTGCGAGTAGTTGGTCTCCACGCCGATGAGGGCGTCGTTGTAATATTTTCCGAGGCAGTAGAGCTGCTCGGCGTAAAGATCCTCGTCAATGGTTTGAATGTGAAGTGTCGCGGCGGTGCTGCCATCCAGATTGCAGATCACCTTGGCAGTGAAATAATCCTCGCCCGTGCCGGCCGTGTCGCCGCCGATGACGTAGGGCGCCACGTGCGTGATCGCACCCTCGCCGTCACGCTTCACGCGCGGCTCGTCGTGCAGAGTGATGTAGCCATCCTCGCTTTCGCGAAAGAGGATATCCTCAAGCTTTGCGTACTCGCTTATCACCTCGCCGCTCTTGTCCTTCTCGACCACAACCGTCTTTTTGTACACAAAGGCACCGCGCCGATCCTTTTTCCCTGCATTCGACACGCGCGTCATCTGGTTCCGGAGCGCCCGCTTGTCAAAGACACACTTGCCGCTCACAATAAAGGCCTCCTCAGGCGAGCAGGGATATTCCTGACATATAAGCTCCTTGACCAGATACCCCGCATACTTTTTGCAGTACCAGCACACCTGCTCGCGATCGCACCCAAGCGAGAAGAGAAGCTCCTTTCGCTCGATGAGCCACGGATCGTCGGTCTCCATGTATTCCCACTCGTTCGAGCGGTACTCGCTCGCCAGCCACCACGGGTAAAAAAGATTCACGCACGAGCCGCTTTGCCAAAGCTCCCTGAATTGATTGAAGCCGTTGGCCGTGGTCTCGTAGACCACAAAGGCATCCTCTACCAGGGCTTCGCCAAGTCCCGCTTGGATCTCCGAGAGATCACAGGCGTAGAAGGCAGCCTCCGAAAGATGCACGAAATTGAGCGTCATAGATCGCGCCACGTTGCCCTTGGCCACCGCCACACGCCAGGAGGAATTGAGCTTGTCAAAGAAAAGCTCGCGCTTCGAGTTGAACTTCTGCGAGGGCTTGAGGATGGGATCCAGACGTTCAAGTGCGGCACGCGCCTTATCGTTGAAGATCGCCATGGTCTTTTCCGCATCGTCCGCAATCGTAAAGCCCGAAAAATTCTTTCGCGTGATGCAAAAGGCAAGCTGCAGTGCCGTGATCAGCGTGGTAAAGCCCTCCTGCCTCCCCTTGAGCACCAGAAAGGGCTTGGCTGTCCCTCTCGCCTTCAGCTCCTCGATAAAGAGCTTTTGCACGTCGTTGAGGAAGAAGGGAAGTGTCTTTTTCTCCTTGGTGACCACGTAGAAGGCAAGCTCGATGAGAAGCCAGGGCTCTGCCACGATCTCATCTCGGAGCGCGGGCGATCTCATGATCTCGGTGAGTGCCGATCTTACAAGGAGCCGATCGTGCTCAAGATCCCTCCTCTCGCGCCACCGCGCCCTTCGCTTCTCGATCGCTTCTCTGACGCTCGTCATGTGTCCTCAAACTTGGGAACACTCTCCGCGCCACCCCGTCGTTCCTTCTGCTCAATGAGGAAAATGGCAAAGCGTGGGTTGTATTCCTCCTCAAGTCCGCCATCCACCAGCATCTCGTGCTGGATGGCCTCGCACTCCAAGCAAGCTTCGTCAAATTTGTCATACACGAGACGCCAATTTTCAAGCGTCCGAAGCGTCACGCCGACCTTGCGCGCAAACTTGGAGAACTGCGGCACACCACGATGCCGTTTTCTCTCCTCGGAAAGCGCGGCGTAGTTTTCAAAATACGCCACGATATCCTTGGCGTATTTCGCTTTGTATTTGCTCTTTCCCAAAGCCTGCACCCGCTCCTTTCCACGCGCCGATCTTTCTTTTTTTGGGGTTGCCCCTCTCATGCTTCAAGCATAACAAAAAGGGCTTTTTGATTTCTCCCCCGTTTTTTGAGAAAAAAGCACAAAAAAGCCCCGAAAAGCCTTGATACACAAGGGTTTGCAAGGTATAAAAATTTTTTTAAAATATTTTTTCAGTTGCCGATCAGCCTATTTTTCCTGCCACTTTTTGAGAATGGCAGAGGCAATCGGACACTCGCGGTATCGATAAAGAGCGTCACAAAAGCGCCCCTCATAGGA